CCGGAGTTAAAGCAGACGAGCCTTTAAAGGGTTTTGCATATAACGAAAAGAGAGTTACTGATATTGATGTAGAGCAATCTGCGCGTGAACTTAAAAAAGCTAAATTAGATAAGGCAAAAGAAAAAGTTCAGAAAGAAGAACAAGAAGAAAAGTTCTTTATAGTTAAAGTAACAGGTAAAGGAGCTCCTGGTAAAGATTATATGAATGTTAAAACGAGAGCTACTTCTCAAAAGGCTGCTCTTGAAAAAATCAGAAAGCAACATCCTGGTAATTCATATAGTATTGTTAAAGAAGATTACGACACAGCAATTTCTCTTGCTATAGAAGAAATTGAAACTAACGAAGCTTTATCTCCTAAAGAGAAAGAAAAGCGTTTACTTATGATTAAGAAAGCTGTAGAGAAACTCAATAGAGCAAATATTGATAAAGCTAAAAAAATGGCTATGAGAGACATGAAAGCATCTGGTATGTTTGACGACGCTATCGAAGACTAATGAAAAGATTTAAGGACACCTTTGGTATATACGAGGGAGTTACAGTACCTCTCGAGCAACCTATGCTTGAATTTGAAGAAGATTCAGATCCGGAGATTAATTCTCCAAAGCGATCAGGTGGTCCTACAAAATATGTTGTATATGTTAAAGATCCTAAAACGGGTAATGTTAAAAAAATAAATTTTGGCGATGTTAAAGGTGGACTAACATCAAAAATTAATGATAGAGAAGCAGCCAATTCTTTTGCAGCTAGACATAACTGTGACATGAAAAAAGATAAGACTAAAGCTGGTTATTGGGCGTGCAGACTACCTAAATATGCAAAGAGTTTAGGGTTGAAAGGTGGAGGAAATTACTTTTGGTAAAAGATAGTATAATAGTAGCATGTATCGCAATAGGCCTTGCAGGTTGTTCAAGTATTGGTAAATTTTTACCAAGCGAATTTGACAATGTTGAATACGGAAAATTAGTAGAATTAAATGTAATATCTACATCACACCAAAACGATTGGTGTAAAAAATCAACATTGGGCCAAATGAATTATAGAGCTGAATGGTTGCATACATATAGTGCACATAGATTAAATGACAACATTACAGAAATATACAAAGGTATATGGGACTTAACTGAAGAGCTAGTAGCTCGTGAAGAACCAAGCCAAGGATATTGCAAGATTAAAAGAAACAGCATTCACGATATTACAGAGAATGCACTGAGTGTATTTGGAGATAGAAAATGAGCAATATTAGTGATTTAGAAATAAGAGCTCAAGAATTAAGAAGCCTTCTTGATGATGGTGATTTAACGCAATCTGAGTTTGAAGAATTAATTGAAGATTTAATTGACGAGAGTAAAATACAAGAAGATTTAAGCCTCGAAGATAATAAAATTAAATTAGAAAAAGCTATTGACACTGTAAAAATTATTGCTGGTTTAATTAGTTAAACTGATGAGTCCGTATATTGATGACGGTAATATTCGTTTGTTTCATGTAGCAAATGAATCAAAAGAGTTTGTTTGGCACAGAGATAAAGAAGATCGAGAAATCGAAATACTTGAAGGTGATGGTTGGCAATTTCAAGCTGATAACGCATTACCATTTTTATTAAAGCCTGGATTAAAGTTTGAAATCAAGGCTGGAGAGTATCATAGGCTGATTAAAGGCATTAATGATTTAAGAATTAGAATAAATAGAACATAATACGAATTTAAAGGAGAGACAGTAATGTCATTTAAAGATAAAATTGATAATATAATGGAATCAGCTGTCCAATCATCTTTAGCTGTAAACGAAGCTACATTAAAGGTTAGTAATTTTACCGGTAAGATTGCTGATAAAGCTGGGTTTAAAATGAAGAAGGTTGGTGACTCTAATCCAGGTGCAGATGTAATATTTACTGGTGACGAAAAAGCTATTATTAGTTATGCGAGACAATATTTAGGTACCGGTGGAAAAACAATAAGCGATATTCAAAGAGATGTTGCTGGCGGACCTGGTTCACAATTCGGATTCGGTGAAGCTACAGAAGAAGATAGTGACGCTGAAATCGACGGTGAAATGATTGGAAAAATTTGCCAATGCTGCGATAACAAAATTACAGCTGATGGATGTGGCTGCGATGAAACCTGTAAACATTGTGGTGGAATGGGTAAAGCAGTCGAAAACGAACAAAAAGAAGCTAAGTTAGATCCAGTTGGTAAAGCTGATGCTGATATTGACAACGATGGTGATGTAGATTCAACTGACGATTACTTAAAGAACCGTCGTAAAAAGATTGGTAAAGCAATGGATGCTAAGAAATTAAAAGAGATGGCAAAGGCTTCTAAAACAGAATCTATCAAGGGTGGATTAGAAAAGGGTGCTGATGGATATTCATCGCATGACTATCACAGAATTGCAATTGCATTAGCTGGTGGTAGAGCTGCTTATGAGAGAATGCCTTATGGTATTGGTCAACGTTACAGAGATAAATCTAAAGAAATTAGTAATTCTGAAAAAGACAGAATTTTATCTAGACCAACACCTAACTAAAATTAATATATAATTAATATGAATGAAAAATATATCTATGGAGGATATTATGAATAAACTTATTGAATGGCTAAAAAGCTTATTCGGTGCTGGTGTAAAACCAGTAGAACCAATTGTAGAGCCTAAAAAGGCAGCAGTTGCAAAAGGTCCTAAAAAGACAGTAACTGCAAAAGCAGTTTCAAAACCTGCTAAGCCAACTAAAGCTGCGTTAGGTAAACTAACAAAAGCTCAGTTGGAAGAAAAGGGACGCGAAATCGGTATTGAGCTCGATAAGCGTAAAAAGAAAGCTGATTTAGTAGACCAAGTTTACGCTCAATTAAAATAGTTTCTAACGAAACATTGAAATAATTTTTGTTATAACTTAACGTTAATTTAACAGGAGAATAACAATGGCACTATGGGGAAAAACAGACACAGCGGCATCCGCGCCAAAGTGGCTCTCAGCAGATGCTGATAACACTAATAAGTCTAATGATAAAGACAACGCAGTATTCGTTGACTTGACAGAAGCAGGTGTTGCAGCTAACCGAGCAAAAGGTCTTGGTACGCCAGGTTGGAATCTATACAATACTTATACAACAGCAGATGGTCGTACAAGACATATTGCTGAGCCACTATGCGTAATGAAAGTTACTGCTAGTGATGCTGGTGATTTAGGTGTAAGTGGTACAGGTGACGACGCAGTGGTTGCTGATAGCTAAAACTAGTTTTTAAATAATAATTTTTGTAATATGATGAAGTTAACAGAATCAACCTTTCTGCTATATGCGATGAAAAACTATGACAATCCACAATGTACGGATATGTCAGAGTTTGAAGAAGATATGAAACGCTTTCAATATCTTCGTAAGTTGTTTAGTCGATATAAGCAAGATGGCGAGTTAAAAGAAAGGTTAATTCTGAATCATTTAATTGTAATATACAATGTGTTTGGGGTTGATGGTACTAATATGCTATTTTTAAAATTGCATGAGTATCATAGTTATCTTAAACCATTTGTGGAATATTTAAATTATATGCCAACTGTATTACAGTACGATGAGCTTATCATCAATAAGGATAGCATTACATCTGATATCTTTATTGAAGAAAAACTAAAGGAAATTTAAATGGTAGTTGATTTATTTTTAGTATTCCAATTCATTAAGAGGTTGGTTAAGCCTTTTAACAAGTGGGATGCTTATAAAGAAGGAATTATCGATGCGAAGGGTAATATTATTATTCGTCGTAAAGATTTTACCACAAAAGCACAAGGTAAAGCATTTGGTGTTTTTGACCAACTTATTTTAAATATCAAAAAATTATTAGGTAAATTACCTGGTGGCCAAACTAGACTTGCATCTTATGCTGCAGCACTATGGTTAGTTAAAGAACAATCGGACTTTGAAAACGATTCGTTGCTTACAGAAAATAACGATCTTCTGGTTGAAGAATACATATCTGAAGCTGAGCAAAGATTTATAAATGAATATGCTTTTGTTTTAGAAGAAGCTCAGAAGGTAGAAGAAGAACCAGACGAAATGATGACTGTAGGTAGTGGTGCTATTGCAGGTTTAGGAGTAGGAGCACAAGGAGAGCCTGGTGTTTCTAAAAAGAATCAAAAGAAGCATAAAGAGCGAATTCTGAAAAGAAAGAAACTCACTGATTTTGTAAAGGAATAATATGAAACAAGAAAATAAAGATAATGTTTTTGAACAATTAAAAATTGACGAAGGTGTTGTATATGAAGTATACAAAGACCATTTAGGATATCCTACATTTGGCGTCGGTCATTTAGTTTTAGATAGTGACCCAGAATTTGGTGCCGATGTTGGTACATCAGTTGATGAAGAAAGAGTCAAAGATTGTTTTGATAAGGATCTAGAAATTGCTATCAGTGAGTGTCATGCACTTTATACTGAAGAATCATTTAATGATTTTCCTGGCGAAGTTCAAGAGATTCTTGTTAACATGATGTTTAATATGGGACGAACTCGTTTGAGTAAGTTCAGAAAAATGAACGCCGCGCTACTAGAAGGAGACTGGAAAACAGCTGCTGTTGAAGGTCGTGATAGTAGGTGGCACAAACAAGTAACCAATCGAGCAGAGCGCTTGATGGTTAGAATGGAACAAGTTTAATAAATATATTTAAGATTTAAACCTTAAGGAGAAATAGAAAATGTCTATTGAGAAAATTATAGCTGAAGCAATTGACAACAATCCGCTTAAGCTTAAAGAAGCATTCGAAGACGAAATGAATGTTCGCATAAGAGCTGCTCTTGAAGAAAAGTACAAAGAAATGACTTCTACAGAAGAAGAAGTTGTATCTGAAGAAACTGAAGAGCTAGTAGAAGAAGACGAAGACGAGTCTGACGAAGATGATTCTGACGACGATGATGACGATGAGGATATGGACGAAGGTGCATGTGTTCGCGAAATGAAGAAACTTCACGCTTCTGCTTGTAGCAAAACAGAAATGTATGCTAAAATAAAAGAAAAGTACGGTTGTTCAAAAGCAAAGTTTAACGAATTATACGCCTCTAACTGCGGCGGTTAATCTTAACTGTGTGGGATTGGATCAAATCTTGGTTCATAGGAAGTCGGTATACTATTACTGTTTCCTATGATACCAAATTTGGTAATGTAGATGATAAGACTTTTACCGGTGTACGAAAAATTAAAAAAAGTACTTGGAAAGAGTTGAGTTTTATTACACGAGAAAAAAAGTTGGTTACTGTAAGAGCAACTAACGGTTTATTATATCGTATTGAGGAAGAGTGATGACACAAATTTGGTTAACATTAATACTGGTTCTCGGTGGAGGATGTTACTACTTGTTTGATCAGAATCAAACTTTGATAG